GCCAGCGCAAGGGAATAATCAAGCCCGCGCAGGTGGTCGACCACATAATCCCCTGGCCCGTATGCGGAGACTTCTTCGACACAACGAACTTCCAAAGCCTGTGCGAGGAATGCAACGTGCTGAAGGGTAACCGCGACAAGAAGATAATAGCGAAATGGAGAGAACAAAAAAGGAAATAAAAATGAAAAAGATAATGTTCAATGACAAGTACGGCCTCACGGAAGCCGTACTGAAAGGGAGAAAAACGATGACAAGAAGGATTGTTCCTGGAAAGCTGGTTAAGGCTATTGAAGGCGGTATGCCCGGCTATGCGGTCATGGAATCCAAATACGAGCCCGGCGAGGTTGTGGCCGTGGCGCAAAGCCTTCGGGATATGGGTTATGACCCGCGAGACACGAGACACAAGAGTGGTGCAATATGGGGGCTTGACCATACCCCTGCGTGGACGAATAAGATGTTCGTTTCAGCATCCGAGTGTATTCACTATATCCGCATCACGAATGTCCGGGTGGAAAGGTTGCAAGACATCAGCGACGGAGATTGCGTGTGGGAAGGAGTCGTAGGGTTCACCTGTAACCTTTATGAATACCGGGGCATCTGCTACTCCTTCCCAGGAGACAAAAACAAAATGGGCACGTACTTAACTCCCCGCGAAGCCTTCGCCTCCCTTATCGACAAAGTTTCAGGGAAGGGCACGTGGGATAGTAATCCTTGGGTATTTGTCTATGAATTTGAAAATGTAAGGTAATAATTATGAAAGTCAAGGAATTTATCGCAGAGCTCCAGAAGCTCGACCAGGAAAAGAACATCTGGAATGTTTATGACACGTACATTGTTTACCCTCCCAAAATAGTGACCGCCCATCCCGACGACATCGGCTATAAAGGCATCGAGGAAGGCGATTATGTAATGTATCACGGATAAACGCAGGATAGAAATGAAAGAGAAGCGCGACGACATGAACCCCGTGTTGGCCTGTATTATTTGCACTGCTCTTGGGTTTATCGCCGGCGTCGTTTGCGCCTGGTCTTTATTCAGGGAGGTCGCAATTTTTAAGATGCTTATACAATAACCCGCAGAGCGGGGTAGGGGGCCAAAATCTCTCGAGGGCCAGGCGGCCAAGACCACCCCCCCCAGCCTCGCAACCACGAAAAGTGATTTTAGGGGGTAAAACCCCAAGCAAAAACGAAACAAAATGGAAGGATTAAGTGCATACGGAACGGAGAAACAGCTGACGCTGTTCGACGAAATCAAGGTAAAACCGAAGGCCCAGGACGCGCCGTCCCGGTCCCGCGGCGAAGTGTTCGAGGACTACGACGGCTTCGTGGACAAGTTCAAGGCGAAGCTGACGACCGACGACTGCTACACGCCCGCGCCTGTCTACGACGCCGTCCTGAACTTCGTCGGAAAACTCACGAACCTGGAGGGGCGGCCAATCGTCCGCCCGTTCTACCCCGGCGGCGACTTCGTGAACTACGAGTACCCGGAGGGCTGCGTGGTCGTGGACAATCCGCCGTTCTCCATCCTGTCCAAGATCGTCCGCTTCTATTCAGCGCACAGCGTCCCGTTCTTCCTGTTCGGCCCGGCCCTCACTTTGTTCACGGCTCCGGACTGCGACGTCACCTACATCATCGCAGACACCGACATCGTCTACGACAACGGCGCCGTGGTCCGGACCGGTTTCGTGACGAACCTCTGCCCCGACATCCGGATATGGTGCTGCCCCGAGCTCAAGGAGGCCATTTCCAAGGCCCAGGAGACACCATCGAAGCAGAAGCGGGGGTTTGTATACCCCGACAATATTGTGACCGCTGCAACGCTCGGAAAGCTCGCGGCACACCAGACGGAGCTCATCATCCGGAAGAAGGACTGCCAATATATCGCGGACTCCGACAGCGCGAAGGCGCAGGGGCGGTCCCTGTTCGGCGGCGGTTTTATTTTGTCTGACCGGGCGGCGGCAGAGAGGGCGGCGGCAGAGAGGGCGGCGGCAGAGAGGGCGGCGGCAGAGAGGGCGGCGGCAGAGAGGGCGGCGGCAGAGAGGGCGGCGGCAGAGAGGAAGAAAGCCTCCCTGCTCAACCTGTCGCCGAAAGAGCGGCGACTCATCGAACACCTGAACAAACAAAGCGAGAAATAACAATGGACACGAAGATCAAGAACAAGACATACAACTCCGCAGACTACAAGGCGCTGACCGAGGCGGAGCGCACGGTCTTCCGCAACATGGTCTCCGCGCTTTCGGAGCGTGGCCTGTTCAATCCGCTGGACGTGCCGGTCATCGCTGCATACGCCCGGAACGTGGTCCTCGCACGGATCGCGGCGAGAGACGTCCAACGCCTCGGCACCGTCATCGAATTCGAGGACCGAGGATATACGAAGTACAAGACAAACCCGGCTGTCGACATCATGAACAAGGCGCAAGCGGCCTACGAGGCCACGGCCATCAAGCTCGGCCTCACGCCCACGGGACGCAAGCGCCTGAAGGGCGAGGAAAAGACGAAGACGGCATCGGAGGCGTGGGATGAAAAGGAGGACTGACCTATGAGATGCAAGTATTACCTGCCCTGGGTGGAGACGTCCCGGGGAGAAATAGACGATGCCTGCGTGAACAACGAGGCGAGGACCATCAAGCAGTGCTGCTATTGGAACGATCCGGAAAACTGCCCGGAGTTCAAAGATGGAAAAGATGAAGACTAACATCGAAAGAGTGCAGGATTGGTGCACACGAAGTCTCACCGGCGAGATCCCCTGCTGCCTGATGGTCCGCAAGGCCATCGAGCGATGGCAGGCGGATCTGGCCCGGGAGGATCTGTATTTCGACGAGAAGGCCTTCAACCGGTTCGTCCGCTTCGCCAGGGAGTTCAAGCATTACAAGGGACCGGCAGCCGGGCAGAGATTCGAGCCGGAGGACTGGCAGCTCTTCATCATGGCGAACATCATCGGCCTGAAGAGGAAGGACACCGGCCTCCGCAAGTACACATACGCGGACATCTACGTCCCCAGGAAGAACGGAAAGACCTACCTCGCCGCCATCTTCGCCGCCTATTTCCTGCTGAAGGACGGGGAGGCAGGTCCGGAGGTGTACACCGCCGCCGTGGACCAGGCGCAGGCCCGTCTCTGCTACGACGCCAGCGCGGAGCTCATCCGCCGGTCCATCTTCTCCGTCGACACCAAGCCCTACCAGTGGGGCATGAAGTCCCCGGGCAACGCTGGCGTATTCAAGCCGCTGTCCAAGGACACCAAGAACAAGGACGGCCTCAACATCCATGCGGCGATCTGCGACGAGCGTCACGCCTGGCCGACGACGGAGATCTACGACGTCATAAAGACCGGCATGGGCGCCAGGAGCCAGCCGATGCTGCTGTCCATCTCCACGGCTGGCACCGACACATCGAACCCCTATTTCGCGGACATCGAGGTCTACAAGGACATCCTCCGTGGCATCAAGTCCAAGGACAACCACTTCCTCATGCTCTTCACCCCTGATGACGGAGACCGCTGGGACGATCCGGAGACCTGGGCGAAGGTCAACCCGAACCTCGGCGTCTCCCTGAGCGTCGACTACATGCGGGCGGAATGCGAGGAGGCGAAGCTCCGGGGCGGCACCTACCAGGTCGCCTTCCAGACGAAGAACCTGAACCTCTGGGTGAACGCTCCGGACGTGTGGATCTCCGACGAGGACGTGAAGGAGAACACGGCACCGTTCGACCTGGGGAGGCTGGCCGGGGAGGACTGCTACGTCGGTCTCGACCTCGCCTCCAAGAGCGACATCTCCGCGGTCTGCCTCTTCTTCCCGAAGTTCAAGGTCGCCCGGTTCCTGTTCGTGGTTCCGGAGGCGAAGGTGGAGGAGCAGCAGGATCGCGTGGACTACCGGCTCTGGCGTGACCAGGGATGGCTGACCGTGACGCCTGGCAAGGTCCTGGACGAAGACTGGTTCGTCGACTGCCTGCTTGCCGAGCTTGCGCCTTATAAGGTCCGCTGTGTGGCTTACGACCCTTGGGCCATGTGGAACATCGTCCCGAAGCTCCGACGCTACGAGAGCGCCCTTATGGCCTACCAGCAGAGCATCCGCTACATGAGCGTCCCGACCAAGTGGGTGGAGACGGAGGTGCTCCAGCACAACCTGAACCTCCTGGACAATCCCGTCATCCGATGGATGTTCCGGAACGTGGTGACCTACATCGACCCGAACGCGAATGTCAAGCTGGACAAGGCCCGCTCAAGGAACAAGATCGACGGCGTGGTCGCCCTGGTGGATGCGGTCGGCGGCTGGCTGACGAAGGAGGGCGAGAAGAAACCGGCCTACCATGACCACGGCCTCCGGAGCATCAAGTTGTAATTTGAAGCACAACTTCAAATTACACGCATAAATATTTCATATTACATGGATTAGCGCCTTGCAAACGTGCATCATTATAGCAGAATAGTGCTATAATTGCGCACGTGATGAGCAAGGAACCCAAACGTAAAGGCCTGAAAGCGGCCATCCGCAGCTGGCTCCTGGGACCCACTTCTTCAGCGGGCTCCCTTGTCGGCATATATAGCAACGGCATTGATGCCGGGGTGACGGTCAACACCGAGACCGCCCTCCGCTTCACTGCCGTCTTTGCGGCTATAAAGCTGCTCTCCGAAAACATCGCCGGACTCCCGAAGTCCGTCATGGTGCGAAACGAGGACGGCGGCTACGAACCTGCACATAAGCACCCGGCACATGCGCTCCTGTACGACCGCCCCAACGCCTACATGGATGTCTTCACCTTCTGGTTCGTCATTCTCGCCTGGCTGCTCGGTAAGGGCAACGCCCTCGCCGTGATCCGCTACGAGAAGGGCAAGCCTGTCGCCCTGCATCCGGTCAATCCTGACTGGGTGAAGGTCGTCTTCGTGAACGGCGAGAAGATGTACGTCGTGAAGGCGAAGGACCCCAATTTCGAGTTTCTGAACGGGACCTACCTGGAGAACGAGATGCTCCACTTCATGCTCTTTACCTTCGACGGCCTCTGGGGCGTAGATCCCATCGCTTACAATGCGGCGGCCATCGGAGAGGGCATCGCGGCGCAGAAGTTCACCGCGGACTATTTCCGCACCGGCGGCGCCATCAAGGGGACCCTGGAGACGGAACAGGCCCTGGGCGATGACGACTACGACCGCTTCATGGCGCACTGGCAGGCGACTGCCTCCAACGGTTCCACCCCGCTCCTGGAGTACGGCTTCAAGTACAAGGCGATCAATCTCTCCCCTGAGGCATCCCAGCTGATCCAGGCGAAGGTCTTCTCCATCGACGACATCGCCCGGATCTTCTGCATCCCGCCCCACATGCTGGCCGAGCTCTCCCATGCCACCTTCTCCAACATCGAGCAGCAGAACATCTTCTTCGGAGAGTATTCCCTCCGTCCCATCTGCAAGCGCCTGGAGAAGCAGCTGGAGCTGAAGCTCTTCACCGAAAAGGAGCGTGGCCGCTTCCACGTGAAGTTCGACCTGAACGGCCTGATGCGAGGGGACGCACAGGCCCGGGCCGTCTTCTACGAGAAGGGCATCAACGCCGGATGGATGACGCCGAACGAGGCCCGCGAGTTTGAGGGCATGAAGCGTCTCCCCGGCCTTGACGAGCCACGCATCCCGCTGAACTACACAACCGTCGGCAACGACGCAAACAACGAGTAATATGAACCCGAGACCCCTTTTGAACCTGTTCCGCTCCAACGTCGCGGAAATCAGCGCCCCGACGAAGGGCACGGTCACGAAGAACAGCATCGTCGTCACCGGCACCGTCGAGTGGTACAAGGACGGCGCGACCTGGGGCGTGGCCTACAAGAAGAACAGCGCCACCGAATGGACCCACGTCGCCAGTACGTCCAAGTCCATCAACGAGACCCTGACCAGCCTGACGGCATCGACCAAGTACAACATCAAGTTGTACGTGAAGTTCGACGGCGCGTACCAGTACGGCACTTCCATCGACGTCACCACCTCCGCCTCCTAATCCGCACCGCCATGGAAGACAAGATTTTGAGACGCTGGAACGACGCCCCGGAGATCCGCAAGGTGGACGCGGAGAGCCGGACCGTCGAGTTCGTCGCCAGCGACAACAGCGTCGACTCCTACGGGACGGTCCTCCCCGTCGACAAGTGGGACCTCAAGCGCTACCAGAACAACGGCATCGTCGGCTACATGCATGACGTCTACGGCGACTCCTGGACGAAGAGCGCGGACCCTGACGACGTGATCGGGAAGGGCGAGGCCTGGATCGAGGACGGGAAGCTCATCGTCCGCATCCACTTCGAGCCCGCAGACCTGAACCCGAAATCCGACAAGATCTTCCGCAAACTCGAGTTCGGTTCCCTCCATGCCGTCTCCGTGGGCTTCCGCGCCACGGCGAAGGGCCACCGGGGAGACGAGGAACGGGGCGAAGATCCCAACGTCTACTACTACAACGGCCAGGAGCTCCTGGAGGTCTCCGTCGTCAACATCCCCGCCAATGCGAACGCCCTGAAGCGCTCCATGGAGGAGGAAGAGGCCGTCCGTGAATACGAAGAAAAAGCAGAGCAGCCCGAGGTCGTGACCGATGCCACCGCCGAGGCTCCTGCCGACTATACATCCACAATCGCCAGGGCCCGCGCCCTTTTGGCAAAAAACGTTTAACAAAATGAGAAACTCCAACGAGATTTCCCTTGAGCTCGACGCCAAGGTGCGTGAGCTCGAAGCCTGCCAGGACGTCGCGCAGCGCAAGACCCTGGCAGAGGAGGCCGACCGGCTCACCAACGAGCTGAACGAGGCCAACATCGAAGAGGCCGCCCGCAGGGCCCTCGCCAACAAGCGCGTCCTCACTCCGAAGGAGGCCGAGGAAACCAGCCGCTTCTCCATCTCCAAGTTCCTCCGCCAGGCAGCCGACGGCAACCTGGACGGCATCGAGAAGGAGATGTCCGATGAGGGCAAGCGTGAGTTCCAGGCCGGCATCAAGGGTGCCGCCGAGGGATTCTTCATCCCCTCCGTCCTTCTCCGGGACTACTACTACACCAACGCCACCGAAAGCGGCTACGGCGACGCCTTCAAGGAGGAGAAGCTGCTGTCCTACGACGGCAAGCTCCGCGGCGCCATGCTGGGCGAGAAGCTCGGCGTCCGCTACCTCGACGGCCTCCAGGGCAACGTCGCCATCGTGACCGGCGGCGCCGACGCGGCCTGGGTCGCTGAAGAAGGCGCAGCCACCAAGGCGAAGCCCGCCTACGCGAAGAAGGTCCTGTCCCCGAAGCGCCTCCAGGTGCTTCAGGGCATCACCTACGACCTGCTCCACCAGAGCACCAAGGACGTCGACCGCCTCATCATGGAGGACATGGTGAAGGCCCACGCCGCCGCCCTCGACGCCGCGATCTTCGCGGGCTCCGGCTCCAGCGGCCAGCCCACCGGCGTCCTGAACGCCTCCGGCGTCAACACCATCGTCATCGACGCCAGCAACGGCGGCCCGATCACCTACGCGCTGCTCGTCCAGATGGAGACCGAGTCCGGCATCGACAACGGCCTCATCGACGGCACCCTCGCCTACGTGTCCAACGCGAAGGTCCAGGGCAAGATGAAGACCATCCCGCAGGTCGCCGGTTATCCGTACTACCTGCTGAACGACGGCAAGGTGAACGGCTACCCCTTCTTCATGACCAACGCCATCCCGTCCAACATGGGCACTGGCTCCGCTTTCTCCGGCGCCATCTTCGGCCCGTGGAGCGAGGTCCTCGTCGGCGGCTGGGGCGGTCTCCAGTTCATCATCGACCCGTACACCGCGAAGCAGAACGGCGTCCTCGAGATCAGCGCCATGGCCTACCATGACGTCATCGTCCGCCATCCGGAGGCCTTCTCCGTCATCAAGGACATCACCACCGCCTAAACCTGACTGAACCATGACCGAGAGGACCTTTGTTTCGATGGCCGCAAACGGACTCCTTCAGGAGTTCAAGCGCCACATCCGCATGACTTCCGACGACCTGGACGCCGAGCTCTACGCGAAGCTGATGGCGGCGGTCCGCCACGCGGAGCACCACATCGGCAAAGTGATCCTCCGGTCGGAGTTCGTCACCACTACGGCATTCGCTTCCGCCATCACCCTCAAGGCCCCCGGCATCACCGTCGAGAGCCTTGAGGTGGACGGCGCCCGCGTGTATGGCTACGATCTCCGTGGCCGCTCCCTCATCCTCCCCGCGGGGGTGACGGGCACGACCATGACGGTGACCTACGAGGCTGGCTACGAGTGCATCCCGGACGACATGAAGGCCGCGATCCTCATGCACGCCGCTTCCCTGTTCAATAACCCGACGGACAGCGTGGAGGTCCTGACGAAGGCCTCCCAGAACCTGCTCCGTCCCTACCGGAGCTGGGGGTTGGACGATGGAGAACAGGATTAACTTCGGCGAGCTGGACACCCTCGTGACCGTCAACCGGTGCACCCAGACGACCGGGACGCAGGGCGAGAAGAAGTTCACCTACACCTTCTTCCGCGACGTCTATGCAAAGGTGGACCGGAACGTCAGCGAAATCGTGGCGAGCACCAACCTTGAGGAAGGCGACTACGTCCAGCTGACCATCCACAAGATCCCGCAACTGACCACCCGCTGGCAGATCGTCCTCTCCGGACGGGACTACGAGATCACCGGCATCGACCCGGTCTCCCGTGTCTCTCCCTTCTGCATCCTGACCATCCACGCTATCAGCTGATGCCGCAGGTCGTTCACATAGAAGGCCTCGACGACTGCCTGCGCTGTATGGACCAGGCTCCGGCAAACGCCGTGAAGATGACGCAGACCGCACTCCGCGAAGCGTCGAAGAAGGCGGCCAGATCCATCCGGCAGAAGACGCCTCAGAGGTTCCGCAGACTGGTGAAGTACAAGGTCTTCAAGGGCCAGGTGACACAGAACACGAACGCCCTTGTGGGCCTCTTCAACAAGAAGCAGGTGAAGAACGGCAGCGGGCAGGTGGCCGACTGGTTCAAGGCCTATTGGAAGAACTACGGCACCCTGACGCACCGGGACCGGGAGCACACCTTTGACACCCCTGTGAAACGCCATGTGGCGAGACGCAGGAACAACGTCGGACAACCGGCGGAGAAATTCTTCGAGGCCGCCATCGCAGGATGGGAAGGGCCTTTCATGGAAGCCTTCGAGCAGTCGATGGCAGAGCAACAGGAAAAACTTTACGACCGATGACCGAGAGCCTCAGGACACAGCTTGTATCGCTGCTAACATCCGCCGGAGTGGACGTGCGCCTCTCCGAGGACGAGACGCAGGGCTACCCCTTCGTCACCTACGAGATGACCGTCACCCCTGTCATGGACAAGGACGGCGTCTACAAGTACGTGGGAGAGACCTTCGTCCGGATCGTCTCCGACGAGTTCGACGAGGCGGACCAGATCCGCGCAACCGTCGAGGAAGCCGTCGAGGCTGGAATGGGGCACGGCACCGTCTACGGCTCCAGGCTCATCAACAGTAACAAGGACTGCGTCAACGACATCTGGACGCTCGAACTCAATTACACCCTAACACAATGGCAGTAGCAGGATACAACGTCGCCTTCCGGCTCGAGAACTACACTATCGCAGGGCGCACCCAGGATGACCTGACCATCGCCGCGCAGACGCGGGAACGCCTCACGAAGGATGACCAGGGCAGCACCCAGGTCGTGGTCTACAACCATGACTTTACCTTCCGTGCAACCGCCCTCCTGGTCGTGGACGGAGAAGGCATCACCCGCGAGGAGCTCATGGCATGGTCCCTCCTCACCGACTACAGCGAGGAAAGCCCCGAGCTGGCCTTCACCTACAGGGCGGGCACCGGTGACGGCTACAAGGGCTATTGCAAGATCATGAATTACAGCGAGTCGTCCAACGCAAGCGACGACGCCACCGTGACCGTGGATTTCCGCGTCACCGAATGGGAGAAGATCAACGACTCCCCGACACCGAACACACCGACACCGAACACACCGTAAAACTTTCAATACCATGGCAACAGCAGTAGCAGGTTACAACATCGCTTTCAAGATTGGATCTGGCTCCAGCGCCAAGACCATCGCTGGCCGTACCCAGGACGACCTGACCATCGCAGCCCGGACGAAGGAGTCCCTCACCAAGGACGACCAGGGAGCGACCCAGGTTTCCATCACCGGCCATGACATCACCTTCCGGGCGACGGCCCTCATGGACGTCACCGGCGGCGCCAACATGCTCGACCGCGACGATCTCATCGCGGACGCCCTGAAGACGGGCACCCAGGCGGTCATCGCGTTCACCTACATGGCGACCGGCGGCACGACCTACACAGGGAACTGCGTGATCACGAACTACAGCGAATCCTCCAACGCCTCCGATGACGCCACGATCACCATCGACTTCCGCGTCACCGGTGCGATGACCGCCGCCTCCTAAACGATTACGGCCATGAAGAAGGACATCATTGTAATCGGCGGTAAGCAGTACCGCGTGGAGATCAACTGGAACGCCCTCACGGCATTCCTGGAGGCTGTAGGCCGCGACACCATCGACGAGCTTGCGAGCTTCACTACCATCCGTCCCTCGGAGATCACCGCCCTGATGGCGGCCTGCATCGTTGAGGGCGAGCGCCTGGACGGTCGGAAGTGTTCCGTCACGTCCCAGGATCTCGGCGCCGTCATCTCTCCCAATGACGTGGCCGCTTTCATGGACATCTACGTTCGGCAAAGCGCCCCGAAGATGGAGGTGGACGAGCCAAAAAAAGAGGCGCGGGAGGACGATCCCGCCCGCTGACGATTGGCCAGGTCCGGGGCTGGGCGCTTTCCCGCCTCGGACTTGACCCTGAGTCTTTCGGCCTTCTCAGGCATGGGGAATACTGGGAGGCCATGACGGTCTGGATTGAGGACCGGAACGCCGAAAGGCGTCATGAGGCGGAGGTGATTCGTGGGGTCGGTCTCCGCCTGTTCAATCTCCAGCTGGCGAAGGGAAAGAGCCTGAAGCCCCACGAGTTCATGCCTTTCCCCTGGGACCCCGAGGAGGAACCGGATGACGGTGGGATCTCCCAGATGACGGACGAGGAGAAGCAGGCCTCCATCAAAGAATTGATGCAACACGTAAACTGGTAAGGCTATGGCAAAGGCGCCAAATATGAAGATAGGCATCGGGGCCGATACTTCGGACTTCGAGAAAGGGGCGAAGCAGGTAAAGCAGGGGCTGAACGATCTCTCGAAGACCGGGAGCCAGGCTATCTCTGCGCTCGGTGATGCGTTTGGCGTCAACACCGGCAAGGTCGGCCAGATGGTCTCCGCCATCCAGGGGCTCGGCACGAGGATGACAGAGTGTGGCAACACCGGCGCGAAGGCCTTCGGTTCCATCCTCGCCTCCATCGGGCCGCTCCAAGCTGGCATTGCCGGGCTGGGCATCGCCGGTGCCATTGCGGGATTCAAGCAGCTCAAGGCCGAGGCTGAC